TTGACCGAGGCCATCGTGCCCGGCAGTGACTTCACGCCGCAGATCATGTCCCTGATCGAGAAGAGTGTCCGCAAGGATGGAACGGTCCCGATCAAACTCATCAAGCCCGGCTGGGGATCGAGCGCCTACTACTCCGCCGACGTCCTTGAGCAGACAGGCCCGACTGCATTCCCCAAAGGTACTCATATGTTCTGGGACCACATGACCGAGGCTGAGATGGCCGAGCAGCCCGAAGGGGAACTAAACAACCTGGCCGCCGTCTTCGAGTCTGACGCCCGCTGGGAACCGAACCATCCGAACGGACCGGGCCTCTATACTGACGCAAAGATGTTCGGCGAGTACCGGGATAAGGTCGATGAGCTTGCGCCCCATATCGGGACCTCGATCAATACCAGCGGTCTCGCAGAATCGGGAGAGGTAGATGGGCGCGAGGGATACATCGTGACCGAACTACTCAACACCCCATTTACATCCACAGATTTCGTAACGAAGGCCGGGGCCGGTGGAGAGATCGTGTCTCTCTTCGAGTCCGCACGGCCCCAACGGAAACAGAAGGAGGCAATACCGATGCCTGATGAAATTACGCTGGAAGAGACGCAGACCAAGTTGACCGAAGCCGAGACCGAGAACGCCGAACTGAAGGTCAAGGTCGAGGAAAGCGAGGCCGAGAAGGTCGAGCTGGCCAGGTTCCGCGAGGCCGAGCTGACCACCAAGGCTCAGGAAGTCGCGTCAGAAGTCCTCAAAGACATCGAACTACTCGACCCCACGAAGACCCGGATCATCGAGTCAGTGTCTGCCACTCCGCCCCTCAAGGAGGGTGAGCTGGATACCGAGGCCCTGCAGGAAGCAACACGGCAGGCCGCCACGGACGAGGCCACCTATCTCGAAGGCATTACCGGAGCGGGGAATGTAACCGATCTGGGCGGCGGCGGTGGCGGTGATGATGCCGACAAGACACTGCGCGAATCGGTCAAGCGTTACCATCCCGACTGGTCCGATGACATGATCGAGAACTACGTAACCGGCTGAAAGTCACAAGGTGATTTTCATACCACCCGAAGAGGAGATTACAATGCCTGCAATTTACATCGCAACAAACGCAACGGCCGGGGACGAAATTTCTTCGACCTATGAAGGGCGACACCTCACCCTGGAGGAGAGCTACCTGAATCACCCGACTCACGGCGATGGATTCGTGAACAAGGGTGACCCGGTCCTGGATGCCGGGGGAGAGAATATCGTCGGGGTGGCCCTGCTTTCCGCTGCTGCCGCGACTGACCTGATCTCCATCGACACTGAGGGTATCTGGTTCCTGACCGCGACGGCCTCGGATGACTGGGGCAACAGCGCCATCCAGCTCGGTGATGAAATCTTCATCAGCCTGGCGAACCCGGTGCTGTCGAAGATCAGGAACAAGAACACGAACCAGCACTTCGGCTATGCCCTCGGGGATGTCCCGGCTGGCACGAGCGCCGTCGTGGCGGTCAAGGTTCACTGGGACCCGGACGACGCCGAGGAAGTGATCGGCAAGGGCTCGGCATTCTACGAGCTGGACGCTCTCCACGCCAACGGTCGGGAGTACCGCTACCGCTCGAACCTCGCCGCTGGCGATTCGAGGGGGATGTATCTGGCGCTCGGCCTGTTCGGCGGTGCATCGGGTGAAGCGATCCGGGCCAGGACGATCGTCGAGGTGGTCGGGGTCGGTGGAAGCGTTCACGGTCTGCATGGTGGAGTCGAGTTCGATGCCGACGGTACGGTGACCGGCCAGGCGGCCGGGGTTCGCGGTACCTTCATGTGCCCGAACCGGGTCATGGGCGGGACGTACTTCGGAGGCCTGAGCGAGCTTTGGGCCGAAGGTGCATCATCCGACATGGGCGGACCGAACGCGATCCACTGCTTCAACATGGGTGGCGACGGAACCGGGATCGCTACGGCGCTCAACGTGTTCTCGTTCACCAACCTGAGTACCGATCAGTTCGAGGCCAACACGGACACCCCGGAGTTCGGTCTACGGTGCATCGTCGACGGGACCCCGTACTGGATCATGATGTCGGTGGCCCAGGCCTGATCGATAGGCTCATGGAAGGAGCAGACAGATGATGGATTTCCATGCGGAAGCTGAGAAGCGGAAGCTGAAACGACGGGAAGAACTCGGTGGCCTGATCGAAAAGCGGTTCAACGCAACGGTCGCCATCGAGTTCAACCAGAAGCTGATCGAAGACCTGGATATGGGGATCGCAACTCACGACGCGGCCATAAAGGAAATCGATCAGAGTCAGCGAGACTTCGAGGCCTACAAGGTTGTCGAGGCGGCGCGTGGCGATGACGAAGGAAAAACAGGAGCAATCGTCGGGGACAAAGAACCCCCGGAGAGCGAACCAACGCAAGGAGGCTAGTCAATGCCTGAGTTCATGAATGTAATGGAAAGCTGGGACGGGTTCAGTTCTATCTCGGGTCCCCGGCAGGTCGACAAGGGCAAGGTAGCACGGTTCCTCGACCTGATCAGTAACAAGGAGAGGATGGCACCCCACCGGCAGGAATATCTCCTGAAGGAAGTCATCACCACGAGCGACTTCCCGGACCTGTTCGGGTTCACCATCGAGCGCGACATGATCGCTCGGTATCGTGCGGCCGTCTCTGACTGGACGGCCTACTGCCCGACCGGCTTCCTGCCGAACTTCAACGCTGGCGAGCTGCACAAGGTAGAGGGCAACCAGGGCCTGATGCCGCGAGTGGTCGAGAAGGGTGAATATCTCGTCCAGCCCGTCGATGAAGGCTACTACGGTCGGCGTGTCTACAAGCGGGGTATGCAGTTCGATATCTCCTGGGAGGCCACGATCAACGATATGCTGAGTGCCTTCGAGGACATCCCGGCACGGTTCGCTGACGCGGTGACCTACACCCGGTCCTACAACGTCACAGACCTGTACGCCTCGGCCGCCGGTCCTGACGTACTGCTCTACGGCGCTCCGATCGTGGATGCCGCAGACGGTAACAACGTCACCAACGCGGGCGTGTTGCCGCTCACCATCGGCAACCTGGAGATCACACTGGCACTGATGGCCCTGCAGGTCGGCCCCGACGGCCGTCCGCTCGGTATCAGGGGAATGCACCTCGTCGTGCCTCAGAGCCTTGAGATGACGGCGCGGGCGATCCTGTCGAGCGCGTTCTACACCTACGCAGCGACAGCGGCCGCAGCGATTCCGCTCCCGACCACGAACGTCGTATCGCAGCTCGGTATCCAGCTCCATGTGGACCCGTTCCTGCAGGTCATCGATGTGAGTGGAACGGCTGACACCACCTGGTATCTGTTCGCCGATCCAGTACAGGGTAAGGCGATCCAGATGGACTTCCTGCGTGGTTACGAGGACCCGGAAATCTGCATGAAGGCGTCGGACAAGGTTACCACGGCGGGCGCGAACTTGAGTCCGTTCTCGGGCGACTTTGCCACCGACAACATCTTCTACCGGGTGCGGGACGTACACGGCGGGGCCAGGCTCGACCCGCGTTACACCTACGCTCAGGTCGGTCCGTAGACCAGAACGGAACTCAGGCAGGGAACATGGGGGGCGGCATCAAACGTCGCCCCCCCCCGTAACGATGCCCGGAGGAGGTGAGCAGGCGTGGTTCTGAAGCCGGTGATCTTTACCGATATGGTTCTGAAGGAGATGTACGACCTGCTCGTCGCTCTCAATGAGGCCGTCACTGCGACCTCAGGCGGACAGGTCACCGTCCAGGTTACCGATTCCGGTACCAACGAATTACTTGCACAGGTGCGCGATGAGTTGAGGATCATGAACGTACACCTCGCCATACTTACGGATAACGAGGTCGAGGAGGAGGATGTATTGCAATGATGATCGAAGGTGGAACTGGCAATGGGTATCGAGCAGGAGTGTCCAGTGAAAACAGGCTAAAGGCTGATTGTGTCACTAATAAGCTCGCCGCACAGGTTACGCTTAGTCACGCGGGGACATTCTCATGGGCTGCTGCAACCGCTGATCTCGGTGCCGATGAGAATATCATCTGGCTCAGGAACGACGACCCGAACGAGATACTATTCATCGATGGCATTGTAGTCGGTACGTTAGCGCTAGCCGATGTCGAGATATATATATCTGAGGGGTCGGCCGTAGCCGGGGCAGCGATCGTCGGGGTCAACCTGAGGCCCGGAAGCGGTCGGGTAGCGCTGGCAACGTGTCGATCAGCCAACACTAACGTCGATGCCGGAGCGGGTTCAACACTTCTCGCCACTGGCTACTGTAACGGCAATCTGCACAGACCGGTAGAGGGCAAGCTGGCACTCGGATACCTGCAGGAAGTTTCGATCAATATCGTAACCGATGTAGGTGGATGCAACGCAACGATCACCGGCTTCTACCATGTGGCCGACTGATGATTAAGGCTCGACTGACAGCCAGCAGGAACGATCGGGAACTCCATTCCTACGACGGCTATGACGATGAGCCTGTTCTGGTCAACACGAATCACGCCCGCGAATACGGCCACTTTGACTCTCTGCCTCTGGGGACAGCAGGCGCCCGAATAATTGTAGAAGCAGACGGTACTAATGGCCTTTACCTGACAGACCTGCTTGTTTCTTGCGACAAGGTTCAAGGCGGAACGATAAGAATCTACTTCTCTGACGGGGTGGACGACGAAAACATCATGCTGATCACCGTTTCAGATGCCCCCGTTACTTTCTCCATGCCGTTTCAGGGGAAGTGGTATGGCTGGAAGTCTTGCGACCTACGGATTTTCGAGGTCGGTAAATTGGACGGTTGCGTATCGGTGGGGTACTTCAGGACTCCAGAACATAAGACCCCGACGCATGACGAGTGGATAGCAGAAAGGTAAGGGGCAGCCGTGGCTTTTTCATACGATCCGACGACCGACCGGGGCAAAGTCCGCCTCCAGATCGGCGACACAGACACGGTAAACGCCGACCGCCAGTTGTTCACCGATGCCGAGATCGACGCATTCCTGGCTCAGAATACCAGCATCATCAAACTCTCCGCCGCTGATGCGCTGGAGGCCATAGCGGCCAATCAGTTGATGGTGCTGAAGGTCATGAAGAACATGGACCTGAGTACCGACGGGGCGAAGGTGGCCGACTCATTCCGCAAGCTGGCCGAGGGCCTCCGGAAGTCATGGGCCGAGACCGGCGACGGCACCTATGAGGGGATGTTCGATTACGCCGAGTTCACCGATACGAGATTCGCCAAGCGTGAACGGATCGTCAAGGAATACGAGAGGACCGGCGAATGACGCTGACCTCGATCATAGACCCGGCCCTGATGGAGAGCCTTGAGGTACAGGGCCGGTTCCCGAATACCGGGACGGTGCAGGACTTCACGTTCGCCATGAACACCGGGGACGCGGTAAAGACGTGGGCGGACTTCGCCGGGCACGTTGACCTCGATTGCGCGGTTGCTGCCCTGTCGGCTACCGAGATCGAGAAGCTGATCCAGACGATCGGTGTCTGTACTCACAAGGCCCGGCTGACCGACTACTACCCAACCATCAAGGCCGAATATCGGTTCGTATCCGACGGGGTGACCTACCTGATCACCGGAGTCGATCACGACCAGATGGACACCACGACCCGGCTGTTTATGAAGGTGATTACCCTCTGATGGCCGGGGCAATCAACATACAACTTCAGGGCGAGCAGGCGCTGGCGCTGGCATTGAAGCGGGCAGAGAAGGCTGTCAGCGATGACGCGATCCGGACGGGGCTGCTGGCCGGGGCGCAGATCGTGAAGAACGATGCGAAGCGGCGGGCACCATTTAAGAGCGGAACCCTGAAGCGGTCGATCACCGAGAAGCCGAGACCGGCCCACCTGTCAATATCGGTCGGAACGAATCTGCCGTATGCAGCGATGCAGGAGTATGGCGGAACGGTACGACCGAAGAGCAAGAAGTTCCTGAAGTTCGACATCGACGGGAAGACGATCTTCACGAAGGGGCCGGTTCATATCCCTGCTCACCCGTACATGCGGCCCGCCCTGATCGAGAACAAGCATGAGGTCCGGGAGATCATAATGCAGGTCATCAAGACCCGGCTGAAGGCGGCGACGGTATGAGCGCGGAATCGACATTGAACACGGCGCTCCTGGCTCATGCCCCCCTGACGGCCATCGTCGGGACCAGGATATTCGATACCCGGTATCCGGTCGGGACAGCCTATCCACTCTGCGTATACCAGCGGGTTGCGACGGTGAAGATTCAGCCGGTCACCGGGACAGTGATCGCCCGGTCGGTTCGGCTTCAGGTCACCTGTACGGTCGAGTCAGTAGATGGGTCCCGAGGATGTACGGCACTGGCCGAGGTGGTCGAGGATGCGCTGGTCAGTGCGATCGGAGCGTTCAAGGACGTCACGCTCGGGGATGAGCTGGCCGGGTTCGATACCGACGCCGAGTTGTATTCCAAGATCGTCGAGGCCGACTGTCTGGAGGCGGCATGATGGATAACGGGCGACCGATACTGAGGGCTGATGGTTCGGTTCACGTAGAGGAACCGGCCGAGGAGAAATGCCCGACTGGACACGCGAACACTCAGGAAATTCAAGGCGCCGGTCCATGTGCATTGCGGATCGTCTGCGTCGATTGCGGTGAGGAGCTGTGATATGCCAAAGGTGAAAGCACTGAACGGGTTCAGGTATCCCAAGAGCAAGAAGTTGCTCGATGCGATCAAGGACGGCAAGGCGTCATCTGCTGACGTAGGGGAGGACTGGGTTCGCGTCAAGAAGGGTGGAGTGGCGACGGTGCCCGTTCACGTAATGGCCGATCTTGACAAGATGGGCGCAATCGAGAAGGAGAACTGATATGGCCATCTATGGATCGCCAGACGTTGGCTTTGTCCTTCTGGAGGGCCGACCGCTGCATAACATGACAACGAACCTGAAGCATAAGATATCTCAGGTACTCGATCAGACAGACGGACTCGGAGACGCGAACGAGGAACACGCTCCGGTCGGTCAGTTCATGTGGGAAATGTCGATGGACGGATTCTACAATCTCGGAACGGGGCTGGCCCAAGAGGGGTTGGAACTGGCCGGGAATCAGGTCCTCATGTACTCCCTGGAGGGGAATACAATCGGTGACCCGTTCACCGGGATCGACGGACCGCGCGGTGAGATCACAACGCTGATGGAGCGCGGGAAACTGCACCGGGTGAAGGCGAACTTCAAGGCGAACTTCGGCCCGGAGGATATGGCGCAGTCGATTCCTAACTTCCCCCGGAACGGGCTGGTGCAGGCGGGATTGCAGACCGTCACCGATGTCGGTCCGACTACGCTTGCCGCGCTGGACTGGAACATCACCGACGCCGACTACATCGAGCAGGAGACCGGTTCGGCGATCGGGTTTATCGGGGCGACGGCTGTGAACATAGACGGTGCCGGGAATATCCTGTTCACCATAGGGCATTCACCGAACGATGGCGTCTATGCCGACCTGATTGTATTTACAGCCATGACTACCGCTGGAGGTGTCGCAGGGGAAATGGTCACTGCGGTAGCAGCGGTAATTCCCAACGAGATCGAACGATGGACTCAGATGGAATATGAATACGTCGGCGTGTCCGGCGCGAGTCGATCCGTCACCTTCGCTTGCGGCCTTATCCGCACTCTCGTGTAAAGGAGGCTGACCATGCCAATCTGGGGATTCCCGGCACTGAAGGTAGAACTCGATGATGAGCTGGCGGCGGCGAAGGATATCTCTCCATACGTCACGCATATCAACGGCTGGACGAAAGAGCAGATTCTTGAGGAGTTGACGTCGGCCGGGGATGACGATGAGAGGTGGGGTGTGGTCGGATTCAACAAGGTCAGCCCGGTAGTGCTTACCGGACCGTATGACGACGCGGCGGACAGCCTGTATGACGTCGTAATGATCCAATGGATAACACCCCGGACGCTCACCCTCACATTCGACATGCCTGGAGCTGCCGACGTCCAAAATGTCGAGACCTACATCGAGTCGGTCGAGATCATAGTTGAGCGCGGGAAACTGCAATCAACAATCGTCACACTACAACCGACCGGAGCGGTCACATAGTAGGAGGATACAATGGCCATTTGGGGCTTTCCAGCACTGAAGATCGAACTCGATGACGAGGTACCAGCCCTCAACGATATCTCGGCATACGTTACAACGATCAACGGATGGACAAAAGAGCAGATACTCGAAGAACTAACTGCCGCTGGCGACGATGACGAGCGCTGGGGAGTGGTCGGTCTGAACAAGGTCCAGCAGATCACCCTCACCGGCCCATATGATGACACGGCCGACGGGTTCTATGACAGTGTTTCAACCGTCATCACGGATATCCGGACGATCAAGTTCACGTTCGATATGCCGGGGGCGGCTGACGTTCAGCAGGTCGAAACCTACATCGTATCGCTGAGCGTCAACCCGGCCAGGGGTGCATTGCACGCGGTCGTCTGCGTACTGCAACCCACTGGTGCGGTGACATAAACCGGGGCGCGAGTCCCGACTGGAAGGAGCAGAACGATGTTGATAGGAACAGGTACGAGGAAGATCGACATCCCTCATGAGGAGGGAACCTGGATCGAGGTCAAGGACCTGACCCGGAAGGTGATCGCTGAGGCGAAGCGCCTGAAGATGGTCGAGACAATGGCATCGATGAAGGACTACGGCGACATCATGGAGATGTTCACCGGCATGACGACCATCAAGGACGTGGCGATCACCGTCGAGAGTTTCGACCTCGACTACGTTCTGGAGAACGGGATCGCTGACTGGAGTTACACTGAGCCCTGCACTATCGAGGCGATCGCCATGCTCGACCAGAAGACCGCCGAGTTCGTTGCCAATGACCTGCTCGGGATCGAGGAGGAGGGCGACAAAGTAAAAGACTGATAACCCTCGATAAGTACGTCCGAGGGGAATCAGACGAGTGCCCGGATGACTTGTTTTTATCGATCATCCTCGAAGAGTTTCCGGGCGCTCTGCCGTCACAGATAGATGATGAACCGCTGATACCCCTCATGCGGATCGTTGAGGCGCGGCAATACACCCGAGGGATTCAGGCCGATGAAGCACACGCGGCGGCGGTAAGGAGTGGGAGCGCGAAGGCCGAAGATGCCCCGACCGGACCAGTCCATGAGTTGATCGACGAGATTCTGAGCGAGAGGTTGAGGTTGGCAGATGATAACCGCTGAACAGCTAAATATCCTCATTACGGCTCAGAACCTTGCGAGTCGCGAGTTCGCCGTCGCCAGTCGTGACTTCAGTGCTATGGCCCGGACCATGACCCGGACCGGGCGGACCCTCACCCGTACACTCACCCTCCCCATACTGGCTATCGGTGCAGCGGCCACGAAGACCGCCATCACGTTCGACGACGAGATGACGAAGATCGAAACGCTCGTCGGGGTGGCTGCCAATCAGGTTGACCGATGGCGCGAGTCTATTCTGGCCCTCGGTCCCGCCGTCGGTCGTGGTCCGAATGAACTGGCTCGGGCGTTGTTCGTTGTAACAAGCGCCGGTGAACGTGGGGCCAATGCGTTGCAGGTAGTCGAGTCGGCGGCTATGGCGGCGGCGATCGGGCTGGGGGATACGGCGACAACGGCTCGGGCGGTTACTGCCGCCATGCAGGCGTACAAGGATATGGGCCTCGACGCGGCTCGGGCGACTGATATCCTGGTCGGTACGGTCAGGGCTGGTAATCTGGTGGCCGAAGACCTTGCCGGTTCGCTCGGTCGAGTGTTGGCTACTGCCTCAACTCTCGGGGTGACGTTCGAGGAGGTCGGCGGATTCATCGCCACCTTCACGAGGTTGGGAGTGAGTGCCGAGGAAGCCACGACATCACTCCGGCAGATATTCACTTCCATTCTCACACCTCAACAGAAGACGATCGAGGCGCTGGAATCCGTCAACCTGTCGGCAACGGACCTGATGGACAGGCTCGGCAGCGAAG